AGCATTTTCAGGTGGATTGAACGAGTCATCTTTTTCAAGAGCTTTTTCAAGACCTTGATCTGTTTCTTTTATTTTAAATACTTGATTGTTGTAAGTCTTGTATTCAAAAAATAAAACTTGTACATTATTGTAATCATCATCTATACCATAGTAACCTCTAGTATAGTTAACATCACCTGGATATTTTTCTATCTCTGAAAGATCTGCATCAGTTAAATAGGGAAACAACTTTTTAACTTCTTGCAAACTCATTGATTTAACTTCACCAACGTAATATATATCTTCAAAGTTTGGATCTTCAGTGTATGAATAAACTAAGTTAGTTGGATCTACGTAATGAGTTGTAATACCGTTAGCTAAATTAAAATCAGTTTTAGTAGCACCAATACCTAAAACAGTTAGATCGTAAGCTACGCGTTTTTTGATTTCTTCGTATTTGTTATAATCAAAAACATTTTCAATAAGCTCTTCCTCTGCTATTTCTATAGCTTGCTTGTAAGAAAGTTGCATATGAAGCTCTAACTCTTCCTTACTTTTAGGTAATTCTTCTTTAGGTATATTACTCCTAGAAACATCTACACCTAAATTTTCTTTAGCTTGAGATATTAAATCAGCTGCAAAAGCATCCTCTGCAATGCCTTTAGCGTGCTGAGTTCTTTGAGCTACAGCGTATGGATCTGTAGCGTAAGATTTAATTTTATAACCTTTATCAGTCATGCCGTTAACTACAATATCAACAAACTTAGATAGCGTAGCTACAGGTTTCCAGTCTAAATTTAAATAAGATAAATCACCATTAACAGATAATTCATCTTTATATTTTTGTACAGACTGCTCACCTCTTGCATATAATCTTAAATTATGAAAGTACTGCCAGTTGTTTCCAAAACGACAACCAGCGCCTAAGCCTCGATCACCTCTAAACCATTCGTTCTCTATAGCTCTACCTACAGCGTAGCCATATTCCATTGTTGACTTTTCTGCGTCCGGTACTACCTGACTTGGGAAAGAGCTATTAACATTAGTGTAAACCATCTATTTTATTATTTTTGAAATATCGCCTGTGTTGTTATATTTTTTAAAACCTAACTGTACAGCTTGTTTTTGTTGTCTATATACTGGTGTGTATTTATTTTTATTACAAGCCATTATAGCTAAACCAGAACTAATAGAAGCATCATGTTTTGTTCTATTGTTTATATTAAATTTACCCCAGTCTTCCAACGTTCTTTGAAAGTACATCTGACCATAACCATCATTAGTTATCCCAACGTAATCTTCAATATAAGATTCAATAGCAGCGGCATGCGCTTGTTTAATATCTTCTGACGAGTTTGGTATCCCGCCAATATCTTTTTCTGTTACGGATAGTTTATTATAAACTTTATCCGGTCTATTCATAGAGAAGTGTCTATATCCTCTACGTTTTAAATAATACAGAAGCCTTGGTTTGTTATTCTCTGCGAGTATCGGCATACCGTAAAAGTGTAATGCCATGAGTACATCTTCAAAGAATATTTCGGCTGTTTCAGGTCTTGCGATATATTCTAAGAAAAACATATTAGCTGGAGCATTTTCCATGCTAAACTTCGTAAGACCACTCAGTGATCCTTTAGAACCTTTCTTATCTACTGTACCTGATATATCATATGAGTCACACCCAAAAGCACCCACGTGCTCATTACCTGGATATTTCGCTCCATTCTTTACTATTACACGATTTTGCAAGTTTGCAGGTGGTACCCACGATACTAAGAATCTTCCATTATTGTTTGGAACAAACCTTACTATAGTATCTTGTTTCTCTCCTTCCCACTGAAAACTACCACGCGTAACTAGTGATTTGTTTTTAACATCTTCATTATAATCTATTTGTTCATATATCTTAGTTAGATTAAATAAAGATTCTTTTGCTTCATCTCTGAAAGCGTGTTTCTCTGTTCTGGGAAACTGGCGATAGTATTCGTTTAAACCATCTTGATCGCTCTTTAAACCATCAACTTCATTTTCCCAGTGCTCAATAACACCTGTTATAATTAATTCACCATGCGGATCTTTGACTTCGTCTTTTGGCGAATCGAATACAGGTAATCCATAAGCATCAATGAATCCTTCGTAATTCCACTCCATAGGTATGAACAAAGAATATAATCCTGAGCTAGTCTGTCCATTGCGGTTTCTTTGTGTAACGTCTGAAGCATAGTATAATTTTTTAAAGTTTCCACCACCTTTTTCAAGCGCGTTTGATGTTGAACCCATCATACACTTACCAACAATTCTAGAACCAAGTCTTAATGTTGTTTTAGTAACTCTCCAGTTGTTTAATATGTTGTCAGGTCTTTCCCACTTACCAGATTCATCGTGTACTAATAGTTTTAGTTTTTCACCATCATAGCTGTTGTCACCTGTGTTTTTCCAGTCGATAGTCGTATCAAGTCCTTCTATATCTTCATCAACCTCGCCTGCATCAAGTTTACGCCTTGTTAATTTAGACGCTGGTACTCTATACGCTAACTCTGTCTTTGGACGGTCCATACCGTCTTGTATTGGTTTAAAAAAGAAAGGATAGTTAACTGATATTGGTACTACCTTGTCGGTAAACATTTTTTTGGCATCACCACCAGACTTTGACAATATACCGAATCTTGCATCGCTTGATATTGTAGCTTGGTTGACAGTTTCACCAGATGCCATGAATGAAAAACCAGACCGTCTGTTTTTGAGGTAGCACATACCATAGCATCTTTGGTCTGCTTTGCAAGCTTCCCAGAATATAAAGAATAATCTGTTTGATTCCCTATAGTCTGCTGCCCCAACATCAATTTTACTCCACTGCAAGTACATGTAGTGAGAGCCAGTAACATAAGTAGGCTTATCTTTATTAACGAACCAAAAACCTTTTTCACGACGATTAAACTCTTCATCGATATAGTCATAATACTTTTCTTTAAATGTAGCTGGATATTTATTCCAGTCAAATACACTTTTAATTTTTTCAAGATCTTTAGGATATGGTATACGTTCCCACATCTTATCTTTATTCTCATAAACATTTTCCGGTAACTGTGGAAGTCCAATAACTAGGTTTTGTATTTCAATAACTTCTCCTAGCGTACCGTCTTTGCTTATGATAACTATATCATGTTCTGCATCATAACCATATTTCCATTTCTTATATCTATTGTTTTTCTTTACAATAGCAGGTTTGATGTAATCTGTAAGTGTTTTAACTAAAGTTTGTTCGTACATTACTTAGATCTTCCTTCTGCAAAACCCTTAAAGCTTTTCTCTTTAGTTTCTTTCTTACCGTCTTCAAGCATAGCTTTTTCTTCTTCAATACGGTTGAGTATTTCAAAGGCATCGAATATAGCTAGCTTTTTTGTGGCTGCAGCGTTTTTAAGTCTATCGGCAGATACATCATCTTCTGTATTAGTAATGATTTTTTCTTCTGCTACTTTAATAAGCTCATCAACCGCCTTGTGCCCAGCTAGGATTATACTGAGTTTCGTTTGCTTCGTATTCATATTTAATTACAATGTCTTTGGTTTTCATACAGTACAGAAGCTCGTCGTTTACAATGAACTCAAACTCACTGTTAGGTGTAAAACCAACAATATCACCTACATTTATATTTTTATCTTCTAAAGACTTATTAGCGTATTTTAATATCCCAATATGTTTTTTATCTTTAGATAAATCTAGATCGTCCTTATTAACTACAGGAGCTACAAAGCATCTATCGTTAAAAGCATTCCAACTATATATATGCTTATACATATATATTTGATCTAGTTGGCAAAAGTACATATCATCTTTAAAATACTTACTACTGTTAACCTCTTCACCTTTCATATTGTAGTAACGTCTAAATATATTATGATGTACTACAACTTCATCTCCTGGTTGTATAGGTGTTGTAACAGCTAGTGGTGTTGATACTACTTCAGCTATATTGTTTACAAACTTATGACTTTCTATTTTAGAATTAAGTATAAGTTTTTTATCACCAACATTTAGTTCGTTACTGTATCTTTCACCAACTGGTTTGATTATAAAATCGTATACACTCTTCATTAATACTCAAGATCATATTCAATAGATATTGCCATGTTAGAATTAAACTTCTTCCACGGCAATACCTCATTGTTTTTCTTTATATGAATATTATAAGAGCTATCTGATTGATCAAACAAAATATACGCAATGGTGTGACCTCCATAAACCTCTTGACCTACAGAGTAATGCATAGCATCATTTTTGTAGTCAGAACCAATACTGATTTTTCTTATAACAGATTCCATTTTAGTCTTCTGCTTTAACTACAGCAAGCTCACCATCATCTTCTGTTTCAATAATAGTATACTCACCTGTTTTAAGATCGATGTTTATAGCACCGTATTCTTTTTCAAGCTCAGCTTTGGTTTGTTCAATGTCTTTATTTACATCAGCTATCTTATGAAGCAATGAATGTTTATTAGCTTCTAAAGCTCCAATATCATTTAAGACTTTGCTTAATTCACTTTGTTGCGATACAACTTTGTCTAGTTGTTCTTTTG